CTTTTCTAAATAATTTTTTGGAGGCAATATAGTTAAATTTGCATTATTATAAACTAAATTATAATAATTTTTTATAAAATAATAATAATTATTTGAATGATTTTCATTACCTAATGTATTAATAGACAATGAATATAATGAATTTTCATATGTTAATAATTTTGAAACTTCTTCTGGATATTTATCATAAATATAATTAATATTTTCAATAATAGATTTTAATGAAATATAATAATATAAATAATTATATTTAATATCAATATTTTCTTCATAATAATAATTAAATAAAAAATATGCTAAATTATAAATATAATTAGATAATAAGATAATATTATTATTAATATTTAATGTATTTATAGATAATAAATCATCATATAAATCAAATATTTCTATAATATTTTTTTCATTTAATAAAAATGTTGCTTTATTAGGTATGATATCTATAATATTACTATATTTTTTAATTTTTGATAGTTTATTTATAGAAGATAATTCTTTATAAATAAAATCAACTTTATCATTATTATTAATAAATACAATAGGAAGTTTATCTAAAAGTTCAAATTCTATATTATTATTATTGATTGTAATATTTGGTTTAATTAAAATATAATTAGATTTTTCATCTATAAAAGTAAGATCTTCATTATTAAATTTAATAATTGATTTTAGATTATCTAATAAATTAATATAATTTTGGTATATAATATTATAACTCAATATGCCATGAAAACAGTAATTTGCTTGTATATTAGTATATAAATCATTATCATTATTTAATCTATTTATTTTATTTAAATTATCAATATTATCAATAATTTTATTTTTTTCATATAGATCAATATTAATTATATTATTTTTAGGAAGATTTAATTTAACTTTAATTAAATTTATTTTTTTCACATTATCTAAATTAATAATATTATAAAAATTATAATAATTATCTATTTTTGAAAATCTATCATAATCTTTTATTAATCTATCAGAAATATTATAATTGATACCATTATTTCTAAATAAAAAACTCATAGACATATATTGATTAATTTTTTGAAATAAAGGATCTATAATTTGAAAATTTTTATATTTAATTTTTGGGATTTTATTATATAATTTATTTGGCATAAATGTACTATCAAAAACAGTATATCCCAATAACTGAACTCTAACAGTAGTGTTATGTATTGCTGGAATAATACTAATATTATTAAAATTAGCATTACATAATATTAAACCTATTTTATTTGCATGATCTACATTATTTGGAGAAATAATATCAAAATCTGGTATTTGATATTCTTCATTATAAATGTTATCATTTTTTAATCTTAAAGCATAATCAATAGCAGTCCCTCCAACTATTAATAATTTATTTTCTATAATATAATTTTTAACTATATTTATAGCATTTATAATGTCCTTTTGTAAAAAATTATATTTAAATAAAATATATTCATCTGTTATATCCTTATTATTTATTAAATTTATTTTCATTTTAATTATTAAAAAATACTATATTAATAAATATTTTTTAATTTAATGAATTTTATATTAAAGATTAATCTAAAATTTAATATAAATATTTCTTTAATTTAAAATAAAATTGAATTCATTTAAAAGTAATATAAATTAAATAATAATGGAAAATTTTGAATTATTTAATGATGATGAATTTGATTCTATATTAAATCAAAATAAATTTGAAGAAATACAATCAAATGAAGATAATCTTAATTATAAAAATTGTACTGAATGTAATATTCAAATGCAGCCAAATATCAATAATACATTAACATGTCCAGAATGCGGGTTTATTAAAACAGTTATTATTGAAAATTTAGAATATGAACCAAGTATGGCTGGGTACAATACTAATGAAAATTATCATATTCCAATAAAATGTATTGGAAAAAATTCATTTCAATATCAAAAATATTTACGTAATAATACATCACAATATAGCATTATTCAAGAAACTTCAATTAAACGTATTTTAGAAAAATTAAATTATAAATCTGATAATTTTATTATTCCAAAAAATATTATTCAAAATGTTTTAAATCAATATAAAAAAATTAGAGAAACTTCAAAAATACATAGGGGTGAAATATTAAAAGGTATTTTAGGATCTTTATTATATTATGAATGTTTAAAAGAAGGTATTATTAGAAAACCTAAAGAATTAGCAAAATGGTATGAAATTAGTGAAAATGATTTAAGTAAAGGTGATAAAATATTAAGAGATCTTGCAGAAAATGGAGTAATTGATTTACCAATAAATAAAGAATATAATGATGAATATATTGAATCTTATTTAAAAAGAATGGATTTAGATATTAAATATAGTTTATTTTTAAATGAATTATTAGATATAATTAATGAAAATAAGGTAGGAAATCCAAATGCTCGTTTATCTACAAAAATTTCAGCATTAATCTTTTTATTAATTATATCAAAAAAATATTCAATTACTACTGAAGCGATTTCAGAAGAATTTGATATTTCTATTTCTACATTTAAAACTTTTTATATGGAAATTTATAAAAATAAACATTTAATTAATCATATTTTACAAAAATATAATATTGAATTACCTAATAAAATACCTAGAAAACCTAGAATTAATAAAAAAAAAGATATATAAATTTATAAAAATTTTATTCTTCCGAAGTTACACTTTCATTATCAATATTTTTTTTATAATCTTCATATAAAGCTTTTAATTTATTATGTTTTTCTTCATCATTTTTTGTAATATGGTTATATAATAAATCAATAATTTTATTTTTTTTTGTAGTTTCTGTTTTTTTAGATTTTACATCATCATGTTCATATAATTTTTTAATTTCATCTTCTGTATATAAAACATTAATAAATTCATTAATATTAGCTTTTAATTTATCTTTAAAAAATGCTGTTTTAGATAAAGATTTATTTTTTTTTGTTGATGATTTAGTTGAATTTACATTTGTTGAATTTTCAATATTACATAAAATATCAATTTTTGTATTAATTTGATTTGCAATTTCTTGAACTAAATTAGTATTTACCGATACAATATTATCTGTATATTCTTTATATGAATTAAATTCTTGTTTTAACTTATTTAATTCTTTAATAATTTGATCAAGTTTAGAATCTGTTGATGACATTATATTAGTATTAATTATTATATATTTTAAATTTTAAATTCAATTTTTTTTTGAGAAATATTCTAATAATTCTAAATACATATCATTTATATTTTCTAAATTTATAAATATAATATCATTATGTATTTTATTCATAATATTTATTTGTTTATTATAATTTAATATTAATGTATTATAATTTTGTATTAGTTCATAGTCTTGATATATTTTATTATAAATTTCTATAATATTATCATTAAAATTTAAATCTAAATCTTTTAATTCTAATATTTTTAATTTTGAAATCTTAATAATAAAATCTTTTTCTAATAAATAAAAAGATTTAAAAAAGTTATTATTATATGTTATTAAACTTATAATTTTAAATATTATATTATCTAAATAAATATTATTCATTTTAAAATTGAATAATATTATTATTAAATATAATAAATAATTTTTTAAAATGAATAGAGGTAAATTTATTGTTTTTGAAGGTATTAATGGTTCTGGTAAAACAACTTTGATTAATCATTTATATAATAAATTATCATTTATTAATATTAAAGTTAAAATTATTAAATTTCCAAATAGAACTACTAATTCTGGAAAAATTATTGATAAATTTTTAAAAAATGAATATCAATTTGATACTTTGCAAGATCAAATTAAAATTTTTGCAGAAAATAGAAAAGAATGTAGATCAGAAATTGAAGAATTATTAAATAATAAATATATAATTTTATGTGATAGATATATTTATAGTAATATTGCATATACTTTAACAGATCAAACATTTAATATTATAAATAATAATCATGATGATAAAATATTATCTATTTATGATATTATTAAATATGATGATAATTTAATTAAACCTGATTTTGTTATTTTAATTAATGGAGATTATATTCATTTAAGACATAATGAAATAAAAGAACGTTATCATCAAGATAAAACTAAAAATATAGTAATTTTTAATAATTATTTACTATCATTTAAATTAACAAATAGTAATTTTTATATTATTAATAATGAATTAAATAATATAACAAATAATATTGAATTAATTTATTTATATATACAATTCATTAATAATACTGAATTGTTATATTTTTAAATAATTTTTAATAATTATAATTATTTTTTTTATTTAAAACTATAAATAATAAATAATATAAAAAATTGAATATATTATTTAATTTAATATTATTGAAATCTAAGTAAAATAGAATGAATCAAATTGAAGAATTTAATGTTATTAATAGACATGGACTTTCTGTCCCTCTTGATTTTAATCGTATTTTAACTAGATTAACTAATTTAAAAAATTATGAACCTAAATTACATGTAAATGTTGGTTTAGTTGCTCAAAATACAATTAAATTAATGATTAATAATATTACTACAATTGAATTAGATAATATTTCAGCTAATATTTGTGCTAGTATGATTACAGTACATCCAGATTATGGTACATTAGCATCAAGAATTGAAGTTAGTAATTTACATAAAGAAACTAATGAAAATTTTTATGAAACTTTAAAACAATGTAATAATTATTATAATTCTGAAAATGAACAAATTAAATTAGTTGATGATAAATTAATTAATTTTGCAGAAAAATATAATGAAATAATTCAATCAAATTTACAATATAAAAATGATTATAATTTTACATATTTTGGTATTAAAACATTAAAAAAATCATATTTATTAAAACATACAAATAATAAAAATATTAAAATTATTGAAAGACCACAACATATGTTTTTAAGAGTGTCTATTGGTATTAATTTTAATAATATTGATGAAAATGGATATACTAATGAACATATTTTAACTGATATTTTTGATACTTATCATTTAATGTCTAATAATTATTATACTCATGCTACTCCTACATTATTTAATGCAGGAACACCTAGACAATCTTTAAGTTCATGCTTTTTATTAAGTGTAGAAGATAGTTTAAATCATATATATAAAACATTATCAGATACTGCTAAAATTTCTAAATGGTCTGGTGGTATTGGTATTCATTGTACTCAAATTAGAGCAAAAGATTCATTAATTAAATCAACTAATGGTAAATCTGAAGGTATTATTCCTATGCTTAAAGTATTTAATGATTCTGCATTATATGTAAGTCAAGGAGGTGGAAAAAGAAAAGGATCTACAGCTGTATATTTAGAACCATGGCATGCTGATGTATTTGAATTTTTAGATTTAAAAAAACCTATTGGTGATGAATATTTAAGAGCTAGAGATCTATTTTTAGCTTTATGGATTCCTGATTTATTTATGAAAAGACTTAAAGAAGCTATTGAAACTAATAATAAAGTATATTGGAGTTTATTTTGTCCTAGTAAAGCTAAAGGTTTAGCTGATAAATATGGAAATGAATTTGAAGAATTATATACCAAATATGAAAATGAAAAAAAATATAATTCTCAAGTAGATATTACTATTTTATGGAAAAAGATCTTAGAAATTCAGATGGAATCCGGAGTTCCATATTTAATGTTTAAAGATAATGTTAATAAAAAAAATAATCAAAATAATTTAGGTACTATTAAATCTAGTAATCTCTGTGCCGAAATAAATATTTATACTGATGAAAATAATATTGGAGTATGTAATTTAGCAAGTATTTGTTTACCAAAATTTGTTGAAACTACTCAAAATGGTGAAATTTATTATAATTTTCAAAAATTATATGAAGTTACTAAAATTATTGTTAAAAATTTAAATAAAGTTATTGATAATAATGTATATCCAGTTCAAGAAGGTCAATATTCAGATTCTGTTAATAGACCAATTGCTGTTGGAGTACAAGGACTTGCTGATGTATTCTTTAAATTTAAAATTCCATTTACATCAAAAAAGGCTAAAGATATTAATAAATTAATTTTTGAAACTATTTATTTTGCATCATTAGAATCTTCTAATGAACTTGCATTTAAATATGGATATTATAAAAATTATCCTACTTCTATGTCTGCTAATGGTATTTTACAATTTGATTTATGGAATGTACAACCTAGTAAACTGTGGAATTGGGATAAACTAAAATATAATATTAACAAACATGGACTATATAATTCTTTATTGACTGCTTTAATGCCTACAGCTAGTACATCTCAAATTATGGGTAATTTTGAAATGTTTGAACCTATTACTAGTAATATGTTTACTAGAAATACATTGTCAGGAACATTTCAAATTATTAATAAATACTTAATTGAAGATTTAATTGAATTAAATTTATGGAATGATAATTTAAAACAAAAAATTATTGCTTATAATGGTTCAGTTCAAAATATTGAAGAAATTCCAGATAATTTAAAAGAAATTTATCAAACTATTTGGGAAATGAAACAAAAAGATTTAATTGATATGGATGCTGAGAGATCTGCATATGTATGCCAAAGCTCATCCAGCAATCGGTATATGAAAAATCCAAATAATAATAAATTAACATCAATGTATATATATTGTTGGAATAAAGGTTTAAAAACTGCATGTTATTATTTAAGAACACAATCAGGAGCAGATGCGGTTAAATTTAATGTAGATGTTAATATTCTTAAAGAAATTAATAATAAATCAAAAAATGATACTATAGAATGTACTGATGATGTATGTACTGTATGCTCTGCTTAAATATATTTTAAATATATTTTATTTTTTTTTTAAAATTGAATATAGAATTATATATTAATATAAAATGAATTATTACAATTATCAACAATATTATAATTATATGTATTATTATAATTTAATGGTTTATAATCAACAATTACAAAATAATAAAAAAAAATACATTAAAAAATATAATTCAACTTATAATTCTAATAAAAAAAAATTAAATATTCCTATAGTTAAATTAAATAAATATTATGATTATACTAAAAATAATAATAATGATAACCCACCATCTGTTAATGTTTTATTAAATTATTATTGGCCAAATTATTATAATGAAATAAAATATAAAAAAAATAATATGGCTACTAAAATTAAAAAGCAATTAATTTTTGAAGAAAAAAATAAAGATTGGACTTTATTTTATAAGAATAATAAATAATAATTATATTTTAAATATTTTTTTTTATTATTTATATAAATTATTAAAAAATGGAACGTTTACTTGGATCTGAATTATTAGATAAAAATAATAAACAAATAAATACTAAAGAAACATTAGAAGATAAAAAAATAATTGGTTTATATTTTAGTGGTTCTTATTGTCCACCATGTATTAAATTTACACCGATTTTATCAAAAGTATATAATGAATTAAAAGAATTAGATAAAAGTATTGAAATTATTTTTATTTCTTCAGATAAAACTATTGAATCTTTTCAACATTATTATAATTATATGCCTTGGTTAGCATTACCGTATGAAAAAAGAAATATGAAAACAATTTTATGTAATTTATTTGAAGTACAAACTATACCTCATTTAGTATTTTTAGATAATCAAGGTAATATTTTAGACTCTAAAGGTAGATATTTTATTCAAAATAATAAAGATAATATTAATGAAATTATTAATACTTTTAATTTATAATTTTTAATTTTTAATTATTTTTTTTTAAATTATTTAATTTATTAATAATTTCTTTAGCATTTCTATTGCCATTATATACTTGATTAAATAAACCATTTTTATAAATAATTAATGTAGGATATCCATTTACTTTAAATCCATAATTAAATTTATTAATTGAATTATGAATAAAATCTTTATTTTCAGGATCTTCACAATCATATTCTGTTATTACAATTCTTTTATCATTTTTAAAATATTGATCTAAAAATTTAAATAATGGTTGAATTTTTTGACAATAACCACACCAATCTACATAAAATTTAATTAAAACAATTTTATCTTTGTAATCATTTTTTAATAATAATCCCGAAAAATCATCAGATGATAAATTTGTAATCTGTGATGAAGACATATTATTTATTTTCACTGATTTTATTTTTAATATATATTATATAAATAATAATATAAAAAATATAAATATGAATAATTCAGTATTATTTTCAATTATTGTTTTAATATTAATTTGTATTATTTATTATAATAAATGTAATACAATATTACCATTTCAAAATCCAGAATGTTATAAAACAGATAATAATATAAATAATAATATTATACAAGATAATTTATCTAAATATTTAGAAGGTTATTGGATTTCCGATAATAATTTTTTAAAAATATCTGAAATTGATAATTTAATCTTATATATAGATATTATTAATAATTTTGGATATTTAGTTATAGTTAAAAATAAACAAATAGTACATAATATTGAATTTAAAACCAATTATAAAAAAAATACAATAATTATGGACAAAAATGATAATTTAAATAATATTAAATTTGATATATCATTTAATTCTAAAGATCCAGATTTTATTTGGAAAGATAAAGTATTTAATTGTATTTTATCTATTAATGATGGTAATTTAAAATTATTTGAAAAAAATATATTATATGGTAATTTATTTAAAGAAAATAAAGTATCTTATTATTTAAAAAATATTTAAATTGATGAATTAATTATTTTAGGATTAAATCCATTATTTAATTTACATTCTTGCGTACGATAGTTATTATATTCTATAACTTTTTCATTAAAATCTTCTTTGATTTGTCTAGATTCTTTTTTTTGTTTTTTATTAAATTCAATATATAAATTACCTAATTGTTCTTCAATAAAAGGTTTTAATTCTTTAGCACTTTCTTCTTTAGTAATTAAATATTTTTTAAGATAAAGTATACATTCATCATATTCATCATTATTAATATTATTATTTAGATTTAATAAATGTTCTATAATTTGTTTAATCATTTCTTCATATTTTAATGAATTCCAATTGATTTCTTTAGTTTCTGGATTAATTTCTAATATTAAATATTCATATACTTGTTTTTTAATACCTGGAAAAATTAATAAAATTTTTAAATTATGATTTTCTTCTAAATCTAAACTAAAATGTAATTTTTCTAATAATTCTAATATTACATTAAATAATTTTTTAATTTTATCTACTTCTGTTAAATATTCTTTATTAATAATTTCTAAATAATCATTATAACCAATACTATCTATTAAATTTTTTCTAATTATAGATGTATCTGTATTTTTAAATGATTTTACATTTAATGTAAGATTTAATATATTATTAACATCACCTAAATGTGTATTATTATAATTACCATTAATATGTAATTGTTGAATATTATATATATGTTTTTGAGTTTTTTCATGTCTTATTTTATCATAAGCTCTAGTGAATTTAACTTTACAAATAGAACATTCTAAATTATTTTTAGTAATATTACAATCTGTTTTTCTATTTTTATGTCT